CGCGCTGCGTCTCGGCCAGCTTCGCAGCCTGCAGGGTCATGTCCATCTGGTACTTGGCCTGCAGCTCGGCCCAGCCGCGCGCGTCCTCGCTGGCCTGCTTGTCGCGCGCCAGGTCGGTGTCGAGCTTCAGCTCCAGGGCCTTGCGCTGCTGCTCGGCCTGCAGTGCCTGGGCCTGGGCCTGGGCGACGAGCATGGCCGGGTCGGGCGCGGGCTGGCCCTGCTGCGGCGGCTGCCAGCCGGGCGGGACGGCCTTGAAGTAGGCGTCGGTGTTGCGGATGCCCACCAGGCTGGTGAGCTTGCGCAGGGTGTTGCTGTACTCGGTGAGACCGCAGATCGGGTTCTGCGGCCCCAGCTGCTGCAGGATCATCTCCTGCTTCTGGGCCACGCCCTGGAAGATGTTGACCCGCTCCTCGGTGGTGGCCATGGCCAGCGCGACGTCCACGTCGCAGTCCATGTCGGCGTTCCAGCCGCGCGGGTCGACCTCGGTCCACTCGCCGCGCATGCGGATCCAGCGCGGCTTGTCTTGGTTCTCCACGAACAGGCGCAGGAGACCGCGGAAGATGGGCGCGAGGAAGGTCGCGGCGAAGCCCCGGGCGAGCAGCTCCTTTCGGGCCTTGCTGCCGCTGATGGTCGCGGCCACGGCCATCTTGGTGCTGGACTGCATGGCCTCGGCGGAGAGGCCGTCGGCGGCGCGGAAGGCGCCCACGCGCTCCTCGCGCATGTCGTCGACCACGTCCAGCAGGGGGATGGCCTGCTGGCCCACGAAGGGGGTGCTTAGCGGGCGCACCATGCCCGGCTGGCGCACGCGCACCAGGGCGCCGATCTCGTTGGAGAGGGCGTCCTGCATGTTCACCTGGCCCTCGACCACCTCGGTGCGGGGCACCAGGGCCTCGGCCAGGCTGTCGAGCACGCCGCGCCAGATCTCGGTCTTCACGCGCTGGATGTCGGCGACCTTCTCGGCGTCGGACTCGCCAATCACTGTGTGGGGCTCGGGGTCCGGCGTCCACAGGGCCATGTCGACGCACTGCACGGGCGCGGCGCTGACCACGTTGTAGTTGTTGCCGAGGGCGCAGACCTTGTACAGGCGCGGCCGATCGTCGTCATCGTCGGCCCAGTAGAGGTAGCCCTCGGTGTAGCCCACCAGCTTCGCCCCGTCGTCGGCGCGGGCGCTGCCCGAGCCGGTGTCTGGGTTGCGGGCCTGCTCCAGCTCGTGCGTCTCGAGCTGCCCGTCGGCGCTGGCCAGGTCGATGTCGTCCTCATCGAAGCCCATGCCGATCAGCTCGGCGCGGGTGAGGTTCTGGCGGCGGCCAATGAACTGCTTGCCGTTGAACTTGCGGGCCTTGCGCGAGACCAGCAACTCCTCCGGCGGGATCAGGTCGACGCAGAAGCGCTTCTCGGTGCGCTTGTGCCGGAGCTTCAGCTCGTGGACGCCGGCGGCCGGATCCGGCGTGCCGTCCGGCAGGTATCCGCTGGGGGCCGGCTCGGGCGGGGCGGCGCCGGGCTCGGGCTCTTCCTCCTCGGCCTCGTCGGTGGGGGTCTCCAGGTCCAGCACCACCGTGCCCGGCTCCTGGGCGAGGTCGGCCACCTGGTCCAGGCTCAGGCCGGAGTACTCGCGCTCGTACTCGATCTCCTCCTCCTCGAACCACCAGGTGGCCACGGCGTAGCGCCGGATCAGGCCGTCCTTGAGGGCCCCGTGGATGATGGAGTAGGCGTCGTTGTCCTTCTCGAAGATATGCCGGATGGCCTCGGTGGCCTGCTGGGCGACGGCCTCGTCGTCCTTGCCCACGGGGCGGAACTCGACCACGTTCTCCCCGCCCAGGAAGACGCGCATCAGGTCGGGCATGATGGCCTGGACGGCGTCGTGCACGTCCCGGCTGACGATGTCGCTGCGGTTGTCCTTCAGGTCCTGCTCGGTGATCCCGGGCAGGTCGCCCCTGTAGTACTCGGTCATCAGCACCTGTGCGGCGCTGATGCTCTCGTCCATGAAGCTGGCCGCGTCGCGCGCCTCGGCGGCGAAGGCGAGTGTCAGTTCCTCCGGCACCTTGCGGCGGCTGTCGGCGTTGTATGCGGCCATGGGCGTTGCTCCCTGCTTAGGTGGCGGGGATTATCGGGCGCGCTGGTAGTTGCGGCGTATGGGACGGCCCCAGGTTACCGAGGCGCCGTCGATGCCGGCAACCGAGAGGGCGGTCTGGCCTGCGAAGGTCAGGAGCAAGCTGTCGGCGTAGTCGGTAGAGGTCTTGTCGCGGGTGCGCTTCTTGATCTCGTCCTTGCTCTCCACCTTCCTCTTGCCGTTGCTGGAGAAGGTGTAGCGGACCATCGCCAGTTCGTCACACAGTCGGGCGCTGGCGCCGACGATCGAGCACTTCTGCGCCTTCAGCCAGTCGCCGCCCTTGAACCAGAGTTCGCTGCGCAGGTTGACGTACTTGTCGCTGAAGGCCGGGGCCTCGGCGACGTTGACGTCGACCACCGGCAGGCCCAGCTCGCGCAATCTGTCGGCCACGCCGGAGCCGATGCCGATCACGTCCACGCAGATCTCGGCCGGCCGGTCCCTCGGGGGCGTGGCGTTCCACTCATCGACCACCCAGCCGGCGACCTGCATGGTGTCGAGCTTGCTGCGCTTGTCCTGGCTGACCAGCCTGTTGGCCTTGCGCTTCGTCAGCACGCTCGAGTCGTTGCCGAAGCGGGCGCAGTCAAGGCCCCAGACGGTGGTGGCGTTGGGCGCGGGCTGGATGTCCCGCACCTTCGCGGCCTCGATGTCGGCCAGGGCGATCACCGTGTCGTCATCGCCGGCGGGGAACTCGCCCAGGACGCGCACCCGGTAGGCGTTGCTGTTCTCGCCGTAGGTGTCGATCACCTCGGCCACGTAGGACGCGCTGACCCTGTTGGGCACGTCCAGGCAGCTCACCCTGCGCGTCCACCAGGTGTCCTTCAGCTTGTGGTGGGTGTCGAAGAAAAGCCCACTGGACTGCGTGGGGTTGCCCAGGAGGATGGTCACGGCGTTGTGGCCCGACATGGAGCCCACCGCGGCCTCGAACACCTTCTCGCTGACCCCTGAGGCTTCGTCGGCGATCAGCATCACATGGTCGGCGTGGACCCCCTGCAGCGCCTCGGGCGCCTCGGCGCGCGAGGTCCGGGCGCTGATGAACACCTCCTCGGGCGCGGCGCAGAGTTCGATGCGGTCGCTGGTGGCGTTGAACAGCTCCTGCAGCGTAGGTGGTAGCCGCTTCATCTGCGCCTTCAGCTCGGCGAAGAGGGCGTCGAACAGTTGGCTGGCCGTCGGGGCCGTGATCACGACCTTGCAGGTGATGCGCGTCAGGAAGTACCAGGCGGCCGCTCCCGCGGCGAAGGTCGACTTGCCCACCCCGTGGCCCGATCGGATGCTCAGCCGGCGCTGGCCGGACTTGATGGCCTCCAACGCCTCCCTCTGCCACTGCTCCGGCGTGATCTGGAGCACCTCCTCGAAGAACAGCACCGGCTCGTCCCGGTACCGATCGAGCCACTCCAAAAACGGGTTCGCCTGGGTCATCCGAACAGAAAGTGCGCCACTTCGGCCAGGGCCAAGGCCATGACCGCCAGGTAAACCCAGCCCAGGCCGTACCAGATCTTCTCGGCGGCCTTCATGGCAGCGCCTGCAGGGCGTCCTTGATGTCCTTGCGCTCGGCCACGGCGGCCTTCAGGTCGGCCACCTGCTGGTCCAGTGCCGCCCGCCACCCCTGGGGGGCGTCGTCGCTGATCTCCTGGAGCAGGTCCCGCATGGCCTTGGCGATCCGGTCGATCTCCTGCTCGTTGGCCTTGTTCATGTCCTTGAGCAGCACCCGCGCGCCGGCGGCTTGCGCGGCGGCGGGGTCGATGACGATGGGCATCTTGTGTCCTTGCGTTTCTGCAATGGGCTGGATTTTTGCACAGACCGGGGAAAATTTTGGCCCCGGAAAATTTCGGCGGAGGGGCGGCGGGAGGGTACCCCTGGCCCTCGGCCCTCGGGAAAATTTCGGCGGAGGGGCGGCGCGGCTGTGGGGGTGTACGAATGCACGCCCCCGACCGTTAACCCCCGGGGCCGGGGGGGCTCCGCCGCGCCGCCGCCAGGCCGCCATGCTGCGCTGCACCATGCGCGAGTTATCCACAGGCGGCCTGGTTGACATAACGCAGCCGACTCGCGTCATCGGGTTTTATGTCAACCGAATACAGCGCTCCGCGCGCCTAGTTATCCACAGGCTAGACGTCGACCACGTCGGCCTTCGGCAGGGCTCGCGCGCGTAGCGCGTCTAGATGTAGGCCGTTCAGGTTGATCTGGACGGCGGCCTGCTGCTGGCCCCAGGCCGAGCGGTCGACGCGCTCGGCGATCCAGTGCCGCGCCTGGATGCGCAGCTTGTCCCGCGCCACGTCATGCACGGCTTCGTACGTCTCAGGGTCGATGATCGGCAACTCGCAGTCGGCAATGGCCTTCGCCTCCTCGACCAACGCCGCAGCGCCGATCTCACGCGCTCGCGAAACCTCAGCTTGCCGCGCCGGCGCAGCGAGCCACAGCCGCAGCGCCC